TACATATGAAATCTTATCTTCTTGCAGAACAAGAATGTCTGTCTGCCTTCCATCTAACTTCATAATATACCCAAAGTCATCCTCCAATGGCTTGAAGTTTAGTAAGCCAAGGTTGAACTCATTGAGTTTGTTTACATTGGTTTCATCGTTATACACGCCACTATAGGTCAAATCAGCAAATCTGTGTGCCTCCTTGAAGTCTTGTGCCAATGTAGTAGTTGTCCTGTTACCGAACTCCAATGGCTTACCCACAATAGAATCCCTAACCTTGTAACTCTCAACTCCATTACCAAAGGTATAGCAATTAAAAAAGGCTGTATCTATTATTGCCGATTGTGAAGCTGTTTGGTTCTGTACATTGCCTTCATGGAATCCACCTGTTATTGGATATGATGTCGATGACTCATACCATAAATCAGGGAAGGCATCTTGTGGCTCTGTTTCAAACACAAGGAGATTACTTCTTCTTTTAATTATTGCATAGCCATAGATGCTTGAATTAAGTATGCCTCTACTGCCACAGGCTCTTGTTCCTGTTATAACAAGAACTAACTTGTTATTAGGATATCTATAGAATTGAAGATAATTAATACCTACAGCAGTTGGAACATCAGCTACAGATGTTGCGAAATCAGTTATAAACTCAATGACAGAAGGAGTACCACCACAATTTGTTTCCGTTATGGCAACTCCATTTAAAGCATCTTCTATGTTATCTTCAATAAACCATTCTCGTAAATTATTATAATTATTCTGAACATTAAAATCTATTCCGTTTAAATTATTAGGCAATCCTTCATTTACTCTAAGTATTCTTTTCTCACAGCCAAAGGCACAAGACCCCCCACTTCTATTACTAAGCATCATAAAATCAATAACAGAGCCAAAAGGAATGGGAACATCTATCCAATTTGTGCCATCAAATTCATTTACTGTAAGTTCTATTTTAGGGAACTCCCCTGCTGAATCTGCTGTTTCGATTACTAATCCCGAAGATGTAGTAGCATACTTGTCTACTACAAAATTAAAATCATTAGCTTTAACTTTTATGTATACTCCTGATGGTACATCTAATGTGTTTCCATCTTGGTCTACAGGAGCAGGGTCTATAAAATCTTCTCCTTTAGCACCTTTATCTAATACGGTTGTATACGCACATCTATCAACAGCACCTGTAGAGTCTCTTTTAACTATAAGCCTATCGCCAATCTCAACCTTTCTTGTATTTTCCCCTTCAAGTAATATCCAAAGCATCCCTGTTTCGGAGTCATCAAAGGCTTGATTGGAATATATAGTCTCATAACCTTCCTTGTCAGGTTTAATTACAAATTTATATCTTGATGCCCACGATGGAGCAATTTGAGTATTAGGTATTGTTACTCTTATATTATTCTTTAAATCAGAACTAGAACATGGAACATGAATATTATTTGTTGCACTAACCAATGCAGTTGATGAACGATTGTATTCATCCATGTACACTATACCAACCTCATATCCTCTATTACTATGTAAACTTTTAAAACTTCCACTTTCTACATATTGAACATTAAATGTTAAAAGGCTATAGTATTCATATACATTAAATGTAGGTGCAGCCACATCATCAACAAACCTCATAGCTACAAGCTGTAAGCTGATTATATCAGATGATGGACTTGAAATTATTGCAATAGGTTCTCCTGCTGCATCAATACCACTTTCGAGTTTTGTTAGTGCATCTAAGTTAGTTGGTATTTCACAGTTTACTATATCAGTTAGGGTTGTTCCACTACAAGCATCTACAACAGGCTTAATGTCTGTTGATTCAGCAGGAGAACTTACTTCCCCTATTTTTTGTATGAAGTCGGCATCGTTAGCCAATTCAAATGCACTATTAAAATCCTGTTGTAAAGTATAGGTAAAACTTATTTCAATAGATTCAGTAGTATCAACAGGTGGAGGCGTATCTCCCGAAAAACTATGGTGGATAAATGTAAAGTCTATATACAAGGTTGCACCTTGCTTTAATTCTATATCCGTAAAATCAATCTCTAAAACGGAGTCAGGTATAGCCTGAGTACCATTTATAGTATAATCCCCCGATAAGTTTGTAGTTTCTAAATCCTCAAAACCTATTTCATTAGATATAAGCTCAGTAACATATTCTAACTTAGTAGGATTACCTGCAACATCAACCAAGTCATACCCCTCCACATAGTTACCATACACCAAGCGATTACCCATAATTGTTTGTGCCTGTGCCAATCTTGGTACATTGTCATATAACCTAAGTATCTCGCTATTAGGCAGTACCGTAAATATTTTGCTATTGCTGAATGTAAATGTGTAGTCTGTGTTGTCAACCAATCCTAACTCATCCTTATCAAGTTCCTCAATAACCTTGATAATACCTGTGTTCATATCCTTGAACAACAACTCTATACTCTTAACTAAAAATCCACCTGCATTATATGTAATAATACAAGCATTGGTAGAATTTACCATACCCTCATTCAAAAAGGCATCGTTTGTAAAATCAAACTTTCTTGGGATAAACGAAGGTTCTGAAAACTGAGATGTAGCTGAATACTCGCCATCCTCATATCTGTATCTATAAGCAAATGATACAAACCTTTCTTCAAGGAAGTTGTTTTCAACACTCGTCTCTACAGACTGAATGGTTGGAGAATTTTTAGGTGGTCTTTTTAAAACCAACAACTGCTCTGCTGTAATACCATCAGTGGAAGTAGCGTTTACAGGTTGAGTATAAGCCTTAGTTACATTTATTTTTCTTGGTGGATTTAGATTGTCCGTAAAAAACAACAGGTCATCAACCAAATCTACTCCTGTGATTAGATACTGCTCATCAAAGTTTAGTGTAGTGTTAACACCACCCCCATCATCCACAGATACCACATGATATGTAAGGGCAGATGTCTTAGTGTCAAACGACACTATCATATCTATCTTACCTGTATTACTTGAAATAAAATTATTGTCGTGAATAAACCAATAGATAGTCTCTGCCTCCCCATCCTCATATGCACCTATACATCTTGCATTAGCAGATAGTTCTACCCCATCAAACATCAGAGTAGTCAACTTGGTGTTACCTTTTACATTAGATACAGCACCTATCTCGGAGTTGGTTTCTTCTGAACCAATCCTAATATTTATTGCATCAATGTATTCTCCGTTACGAATAAGGCGTTGGTCGGTGTCCTTATTCATTTTACCTAATACAAAATTTCTTTGATAATTTGCCATACTACTTTAGCCACTTGTTTTGACCTCTAAGATTCATAAGAAGTCTACTAGGATGTATATTGCTCAATCTTATCTTTGCGTTTCTTAGGAGTGCTGTCTTTCTTCTCCTTGCTCTGTTTACCACATACTCCTGTACACCAAGTTTAGAGTTGAGGATTGCATACTCAATGTACGCATAGATATAATCCTCGAATAATTTATTTACAGTTATCTTAGAGTTGTCTCCACTTTCCATGCCATCAGATACATACTCAAGCACACACAATTCTCCTGCCATTCCTGACGAGAAGTTTATCACACCACCTTTTCTATCAATGCTAAAGGTTGGATTTATGTTTGCAGTCTCTGTGTTTAGTCCAAATCTTGAACCGAGAGTATAATCAAAGTACCAACACCCATCGTAGCAATACCCTTCCATCCCATCAAACTGACTATTTTGATTTAGGTATATAGACTTTTTTTGACCTGTAACCCTATCTAAGTCAAGTTTTGATTCTTCGGGTTTAAGTACATTGCCATCCTCATCAAATAATATATTACAATCATTATCTTGTAGGTAGGCATCACTCCAATTAGTCTGTATGTTTTCACTTAATGGATATAGTGTTCCATTTTTATACATAGATATTCTAACCCAATTCACATAATCGGGAGGTAAGATAAACCTAAGATTATCACATACATCTAATTCCAAAATCTTTACCTCCTTAAAGGCATCGTAGTTCAACTCCTGTATTCCCCTCTTTGCATGGAATAGAATCTTATATCTTGGCTCGTTATTAACAAGGCTATGGTTTCCTTGATACATCAACATGAAGTTGTTGACAATATCAAACAAACTGACATATTGGTATGAACCCCAATTAGAATCTGTAGGTGCTACACCCCCATTCTCGTAATATTGATATGCACTTATATATGCCATTACTTATTATTTTAGTTCGTTACTATCAATCTGTTCTTCTGCCTGTGCAAATTGTACCGTTTGAATCTCTCTGATACTCATACCTGCGTATTGCAGAATCTTATTTACCAAGTTATTCTCATCATCCAAAGGAAGTTCAAAGTCTTGGAAGTCAGGTTGTGATTGATCAAATGATGGCTCTCCACCTGATAGAGACACATATGTCCACTTAGGGTCTTTAGGGTATCTAATATACTGCGCCCTTACATCGCCCTGCGTATTTATGGTATTAGGGTATAGATAGATAAAGTTTCCTTCTTGACTATACGCAGGGAACAAATCCGTTGGACTCGTTAATAAAGAGTTGGTAAGCATAGTAATGTTCTTGTTAGAAACATTCTCTGCTTCTGCTTTTGATGTAACCACTATAACCTTATTAATAAAATAATAGTCCTCTCCTGTTGTTGTTGGAGATGGTAAGAAGAACTTGTTTGCTGCATCGTGTGTCAAGTCTTTTTCTAAGGAGAAGTAATCTATAACCTCTTCCATTCCCTTCTTAATATCAGCGTACCCTGTTCCCGACTGCCTTGCGTTTTCTTTATTTACATAGTAGTTATATGTCGTAAAGTAGTCCTCGAATATATCCATCTGTGCCTGCTTTGCAAACAAGTTAAAATCTGATGGAGAAATATATCCATAGTTGTTCTTATTGAGTATAGCCAATACTGTATTTCTTACAGAGTTTATCATATACTAAGTCTTTGTACAAAGATAAACAAAAAAAAGAAGTGAGTTTCTGAGAACTCACTTCAAAAAAAAAAGAAAATATGTTTATAAAAGATTATTTAATCTTCTTCTCTAAGAACTCAAGGACTTCAACGCCCTCATCACTCTTAAAGTAAGATGCCAAAAAGTTTATGGTGTCCTCTCCAAACGGAACTGCCACCAACCTTTTCTTATTATCCTTTAGGTTATAGTGTACATCTCTTCCATTGTTACGGATTGAGATTAATCTCTCATCCACAAACTTATTAATCTTTGACACTAGCTGTAACTCAGGATTTGTTACTGCTGCCATAAAACCTTGTGCATCCCTCCTTGCATAAACCATTAAATCTCTACGCAATTCGGCAGTAGTCATATTAGCTACATTAGACGATAGCAATATTCTACCAACTGCTTCTGCCTGCTCGATTGTCAAATCTTTAGCTGTAGCCAAAGCATCAATCTCTTGTTCAAGGTAG